TTAACAACACAAAAGCCAGACAAACTTCAAGAAACGGAACAGTTAAAGATTTTATGTCTTCAAGTTACGGAACTGAAACATCTGTAAATAAAACTTTGTCAACTAATTCTGGAACAACACAGTCATCAGCATTAATTATGAATGGGCCATCCTTTACAGTATTGGAAAACCCACTAAACTTAGTTTCTTATGTATACAAACAACTTAATAATAGTTATAAACATTTTGGAACAAGGGTTCGCATTGTTGGAAAAATTGAAAATAATGAAAATCGTAGTCAAACTCCTAGTGGAAGCATACCTTATTATCAAGTTTCTGGTATTGCTCCAAATCAGAATTCAACTATTGGTGGTGCTTCTGGCGGATTAGCAGTTCTTCTTAATCCAGAAACAAACAACGGATATTATTTTGAAATAGTTGCACTAACAGAAAATAATATAGAGTCATACTTAAAATTAGATAAAGATAATAAATCAAGCATATCTGTTGACAATATTGTTTTTTATAAAATTAAAAAAGATGCATCAAACACAAATGCAGTTCCAATTAAACTTTGGGGAGGTCTTTCAAAAATTCTTGTTGATAGTGGAGCATTTATTGAACAATCTAGGATTACTGGAGAGCAAGATGTAACGGTCTATGATTTAGCAGTAGAGTATGAAGATATAGGTAAAATAAGAAGATTCTATTTATATATTAATAATCAACTAATTAAAACTGTAGATGATCCAGACCCACTGCCAATATATAATAATATTGCTCTTTTCATTCGTGGATCTTCAAAACTAATGTTTGAAAATATTTATGCATTATCACAAAATTATTCTCAAAATAGTGTGTTTACTGTTGGAGAAACTTTGTCTTCAGTTTTTGGAGATAAAGAAATAAATGTTAGTGAATCCCTTAGAAAATATGCCATGAGTGGAGTTATACAATCAACTTATTTGTCAGGCATCAGCGCTCAACAACCACCAAAATATAACATGTATTTTGATGAATTTGGATCAATAATGAGAGAATGTGCATATTTTGACATTAAGTATGATCGTGCATATCCAGCGCTTTATTCTCAAATATCTCCAACTGTTAATAAAAATAAAGGATATACCCTTTCTGGATTCTATGCGGATTCTTATGGGGCTGAATTTTTAATATTTAATTCTACAGATGCATTTCTTAATCTTGATGAAACAAGTGGAAATTATTTAAAAATTCAGGGAATTACTTTTACACAAGACACCACTCATGAATTAACAGTAGACGAATATTTTAAAAAACGAAGCAACTTATCCGACATTCAAATAAGCAATTCTTCTCAAATTACCTCTACTCTTGTAAAAAAAGAAAAATTTGACAACATAAAAACAAGCAGAATGATTTATGGAAACAACGATTTTACAATAGAAACCCCATACATTCAAACCCAGGATGACGCTGAAGAATTGATGGGATGGTTTATTGATAAAGTTATGATACCTAAAAAATCAATTGGATTAAAGATATTTGCCAATCCGACTATTCAATTAGGAGACATTGTAAAAATTAATTATAAAGATTCAAATAACTTAGATTTAGTAACTTCAGAAAATTCTAGATTTATAGTATATAATATTGAGTACACAAGAAAAATAAACGGTCCTGATATGACTGTGTATTTGGTGGAGGTATAAAATGGGAGCATATTTAGAAAACATTTTTAAGAAACCAGCATCTAAACCTACAGCACCTAAAATTACAACACCAGATAACACAGCGTTTGGGTTAACAAGTCCAACGCCAACACCAACTCCAACACCAACAGCAAGTCCAACACCTAAAATTACAACACCAGACAACATAGCCTTTGGTTTAACAAATACAACAAAGGCAAAGGCACCAGAGGTTGTTAGTTCGCCTCAAGGAGATGTTGTCAATTTAGTAAAAACAGTAAATACAGTTCCAGCCCCATCAGTTAATGTAACTGCAACACCGCCTTCTCCATCAGTAAATAACTTAAATTTACCACCTACAACATTAGCAATAAAAACTGCAACTCCAGATATAGTTTTATTTGATGAAGAAGCCATAGATATAGATGAAGTGTTTGATTTAATATTTGAAAATGTTGGTGCACTAGAACTAATAAGCATTTCAAGGTCTGATATTATTAATGGACAAAAAATATCTTATCAACCAGTTAAAAATTTATCTAGCATACAACAAAGGTATAATCCAAATAATATTATTAGTCTTCAACAAACTGCAGATAAATATTTTGCTGGATTTTCTATAAAACTAGAAGACAAAATTCCTAATGAAGGAAATGGGGAAAATGGAAAAAATATCTATATTGATGAGGCAAGTGGAGATCTAATTATTGAGTTAGTTAATTTAAACAATGATGAACAGGTTGAGACTCAAATTACGTTAAGTGGTACAATATATGAGATAAACCTTGGAGACTATACATCATGATAACAAACACTGGTAAAACAATTATTGGCAAATATTTACTTGGCCAAGCACCAGCATATGCATCTTATATTGCTGTTGGCTGTGGAGCAACTCCGCTAGATATCGGTGATTCAATGGGAGATTATTCAACAAAAACAAATCTAGACTTTGAAATGTTTCGTGTTCCAATTTCCTCTAGAGGTTTTGTTAATGAAAATGGTGTTGATAAAATTGTATTTACCGCAGAGTTACCCACAGAAGAAAGATATGAAATATCTGAAATTGGAATTTATTCAGCAGGATCTAATCCATCTGCTGGAGCCTATGACAGTAAAACAATATTTGCATTTTCACAAACAGAGAATTGGCAATATCATACTGCTAGTGCAGTAGGAGGTATTAGCACATTTTTAGGAGCACTTGACGCTCCTTTAAATGATAATGTTATTTCAGTAGCAAATTCTGTTTTTCAAACCAATGCAGATAATTCAACATTTTTTAAATCACCAAGAGTTGAAAGATATGAAAGAGCAAGATTTTTAAATAACGTTATTTTAATAAAAGGCAATGAGGCTGATCTTGACATTGAATCCGACAGTGGTCCAACACAAGATACTTTTACAATAGGAGCAGGATCAAACTACATTAAATTAAGCGGGACAACCGTTGATTTTACAAAAAATTCTCCGACAGACGAATTAAGACTAGCATTTTCAATAGTAAACAAAGATGGAACATATGCTGTAGGCACTCAACCAGAAAGAGCCAGAGTTTTAGTTTCATTTGAAAATACAAGCGGAACAGAGTTTGCAAGACTTGAAGCAGAGGTTGCTGACGATAGTAGTGGAGGACAATACGATTTTGCTACACAAAGATATTTTGTTGTAACAAAACAACTTCAACAATTATATAGAACATCTGGGTTTGATTGGAATGCTGCTTCTGTAGTTAAGGTGTATGCATGTGTTCTTGATGGAGTTAATCCGTCTGAAAACTATTACGTAGCCCTAGATGCTTTAAGATTAGAAAATATTGCTACAGTAAATCCACTTTATGGATTAACTGGGTATTCAGTAATACAAACGTCAGATGCATCAACAGTAATTAAAAATCCAAATACTAGCAATTACATTGAATTTAGATTTTCGGTAGATGTTTCTGGGGGAATAATCTCATAATGCCAGATCAAGGAATTAAAAAGGTTATAATAAAAAAGGCATCTTTGCCACCATTAGACCATAATAAAATTGGATATGTTTTTAGATATAGGATTATTTCCGAAGATAAGAATAGAACGTCTCAATGGTCTCCAATAAATCTTGTATTGGATGACTCAATTACCACCGTTACTGGAGCAGTACAGGTCTCATCATCAATTATTAGTGCCGTTTGGGGAGATGAAATAAATAGACCAAAATATGATATTTTTGTTGGATTTGATGGTGTTACAGCAACCTATCACGGAACAACGCCAATCCACTCGTATCAATTTATTAAAACTGGTACTACAAATGTACGTGTAATTGTTCAAGTTGAATCATCTGAAAAAACACTAAATGCCAATTTGCAAATATACAACTCTGGCTTAGTTTCTTTGGTATAATAAAATAGGAGGAATAAATGGCAAAAGTACCACTACCAGAAAGAGGGCAACCTCTTGATGTTACATATTTATATCAGTTAGTTGAAGCGGTAAATGATCTATCTACACAGGTCGCTTCTAAACTAACAAATAATACTGTTATTGATACAGCAAGCGCAGGCAAGAAAGATGTAAAAACATCTAATGCAAGAATTGTTGGTGGTTTAGTTGAAGTGGCAAATAACTCAACAGTTTCAGCAGGAAATGAAAAAACTTTTACTTATGACTTTAAAGATTTTAAGTATCCACCAATTGTTTCAGCAACACCAGTTAACACTGGTCAAACTCCAGCAGGACAGAATGTAAATATTATTTTAAAAAATGTTACGGAGACAAGGGTTGAAGGTGTTGTAAGGTTTGGCACTTCAGGAGATTTATCTTTATCTGTACATTTAATTATTATTGGTATCCCAAATTGAGGATAAAATTTAGTGATTGTTTGTAAAAAATGTAATGGAAAAGTCTTTGTTGATAGACAATACACTAGCATTCAACACATAGAGACATATTGCATAGGATGCGGATTGAGAAAATTTTTTCATCCTCCAAAAGAAAGCGAAGAAGGTAGATGGCTACTAGCAAAGGAAACATTGAGAGCCAAAAATACAATAACGAGACTGTAATAGAAGGTAATAAAAAAATATGGTTTGTTAATGGGGACTTGGTAAGATTACATCATAGTTCAAGGTCTACTGGAATGGTTTCTGTTTATAATATTACTAAAGATAGAATTGAAACTTGTTTACGATCTGATTTTAGAAAAAACAGAGAACGTGCATACACAGTTGTAGAGACTGCTAAATTAATTAATCGTCATAGAAAGTATATGCCCAAATTAATTAAAACTGGAGTTATTCCACCACCAGTTGGAGCAAAATTAAATGGAGAGCGTGGGTTTAGAATAAGATCTTATTATTCAGAAAGCACGGTAAGGGACATACGTGCTATACTGGCTACTATACATATAGGACAACCAAGAAAAGATGGACTTATAACAAATAATATGACTCCTACAAGCCAAGAGTTGACACGGCGAATGGGGGACGGTATACTTACATATACGAAGACAGAAGATGGAAGATTTATTCCTGTTTGGGCAGAGAACATTTAATAATAGAAACGGTGGGGTAATGGAAAACGAAAGCACAAAAGTATCAGTAGCACTTGGGTATACACTTAATCTGGGCAATTTTCAGTCATTAAGGTTTGATTTTGGAGTAGTTGACTCTAAGCGTAATGATGAAAACACAGAGCAGGCTTTTGAAAGAATTTATAAATTTGTTGAAGACAAATTAACAGAAAAAGTCAAAGAAGCCGAAACAGAGGCTGACAGTAGTAACTAATGGCTGAACGCAAAGACCGTATGGCTTTGCTAAGTAGATACAATAAGTTACATCTACAAAGATATGAAGCCAAAAGTAATATGAATCTTAATGTTGAGCAATGGGCATCTGATGCTCTTGTTGAGTCCTACGGTATTTCTCAATGCTATGATTTATTAGATTATTATTTTAAAATAGCAGAAAATCCTACTTGGAATTATTTTGCATATAATGCAGAGAAAATTCTTAATGGTAAAATAGAAGTAGAGCAAGATATTAAAGAACGAGAAGAACGAAGAAAATTAGCAAGGAGGTGGATTAGTGAATAATACAGAAGCAAAATTAATAACTGCAGTATTGAATGATAAACAAGTCCACGTATTGTTGCAAGCAAATGTTGATAATCTTTTAAGAACTCACAATGACGTGTGGGATTTTATTAGACTATACTCAGAAAATAATCAATCAGTTCCACCAGTATCTTTAGTTGTAGAAAAATTTAGAGACTTTGTACCAGTAGAAGGTGTTGGTGCAACAAAGCATCACCTTGAAGAATTACAAACTGAATATTTAAATGATAGCCTTAAGGATATCTTGCGTAACGCAGCATCTGAAGTTCAAGGCGGTAACGGATCAAAGGCTCTTGAACATATCATTACAAAAACATCAGAACTAAAAAAGAATACTGCTGCAATAAGAGATATTGAAGTAACAGATCTTGAGTCAGCAATTGCATACTTTGAGAATGTAAAGAAAATGCAAAGCCTAGGTCACATTGGAATTAAAACAGGTTTGCCAGGGTTTGACAATTATCTCCCATCTGGCATTATGCCAGGACAACTTGGAGTGTTTTTAGCATATCCAGGTATTGGCAAATCTTGGCTTGCTCTTTATTTTGC